CCGCTGCTCCGCGTAGTCTGAGGGGCCGAACAAACATCGCGCAGGATCGAAGCCACCGCAGGTCCATCGGGCAGTTGAGACAAAAGGTAAGCATAGAGCTGGTCCTCGCAAGCTCTTTGCACCCGCGTGGTTATGTGCGCCTCAAAGTTGCTATGATCAGTCGACAGGACAAAATCCCCGGCACAGAACAGTCCTGCCAAAGATTTAGGACGTTCGCTAACGGGCACGTGCTTGATGAAGAAATGATCCTTGTAAACCTCCTCTTCCATCAAGTGAACATAAGGACCCACGGCCGCCTTGAAGCAATCTGGACGCGCATTGATGACTCTCGGATACTTGTATTCATTGGGCTCAGTAATAAACTCCCGTTTCGTGTGGGCTACAGGACGCGTCTCCTTCCTACGCACTCCAATGTCGTCGAAAAACTCCTGCAACGGATGTTCGCCCGCAGCCCTCCTAAGGTCATCCTTACGGGCTTGGCTGTAGCTGGTTTTGTCCAGCCACGCCTCCAAGCCCACATCTTCATGGGCATCAATTGGGCGATAGTGCCTACGCACGTAAAGGCGAACAAACTGTCTGAACTCTCGCAGCAACGCGGCAGACCCAGGCAGCAGATCTCCAGTCGCAGCGACCACATTGGGGGGCAACCTCAACTGCCTACGCGTCGCACCGACATACCTCGTGTACGGATCGCCAGCATCAGTTATCTGGGGGGCTACTCCTCTAATTTCGCACCCAAGCGCAACCGCCATAGGTAGGCGCTGGCGCGCCATGCGGTCGACACGAACAAAATGGGTGCGACAATTGAGGGGCTGTAGACCAACATCCCCAGCCTGATACCCATACAACACAGTTATCGGATACGATCGACGGCAGCGAGGCGATCTCACGGGAAACACTCGGCCACGGAAAAACCCATCGGCGCCGAAGGAAAAGCCGAAAACCCAACACCAACAGGATAGAGTTGGGCTTGGTGCTGCACTTGTGAATAGTAAATCGCCCGTGCTAGCTGAGCGGTCCCGAGCAATACGCTGGGCAAAGACGCAGCCGGCACGTTGGCACTTCTGTAGAGTGCCAAAGAATGAGCGATCTCCTTGTCCACATCAGGTAGGGTCATAACCAAGACTTTGGCTGCCACAGACGCAGCGGCGTGCAACTCAGCATTGAAAACACGCCGTCTATAACCAAACATTGTACGTTGTCGATACTCAACATGGGCCAACGCGGCACTCGTATACTGCAATGTGTTTGTTCGAAATCGAGCGTCGCGCACGTCTGCAGCTTGCGCAGCACCTAGGTCACGTGCCCCCACGGTAATCGTCGGCGACACGTTCACAAAATCACAAACATATATTGGCACCCAAAACATGCCACCTACGACAAGCATACCCAAACCAACGATGAAGGCAGGTGGGAAAACAAAACCACCCAGAAACACAAGAGGAGCCAGAAAGAGGTAGGAGAAACGCGACTCTCGCCTCCAAATCTGGTATGATCCTGATCCTATGC